TAGTACCGATGTTCATCTTACTTACTTGTGCCCTAATATTGAGCCCTTTCGCCTTATTGAGCAATTCTTGTACTTGACCAAAGGTGTTGACAGCCGCAAACACATCATCACCGTTGTGCAGCGAATACGATGTTAAACGGTCAATGCCAGCACTAGCGAGATAAGCATAATTAAGTGCAGTATTGATGAATGCAGTCAATCGCCACCCTGAGAATAATGTGCCATTCGCCTTGTAGACTTCATCTTTGTACGAGTTGTGCACATACATTTCATCCAGGGAGTCACGTGTCCATATGACGCTCGAGTGCTGCTCTTCAGTTATATCACCTCCATACACCGCTAGCCAGGCATCAATAACAGCCTTCATACTGGTCACAGAATGCTGAGAATTGAAGTCGTCGTAATCGTAACAGAAGGGAATGTGTTGTTTCAGATTGTTCATGACTGAACTGACGTACTTTTCAGTCGCTCGACTACCAGTGGGCACATAACTTGGAAATGACTCTTCACAGTGATTGAGTCCGAAGTCAGCGTGTAAGTGTGAAGTGATATCACACCCATAGAGAGCCCTGACCTTGCCCCACTCGTATTTTGTAGATGTGTACGCATGTATCTGAGGTGGACGACCGACCCATTCATGGTGTGCAATTTCGCCCATAGTGCTAAATACCCCCTTCTTATTCCGCAATCTGTAATTTAGACTTTTTGCAATCTGTATTTGGTCTGAGTGCTGTGAGTGTACTGACCCGTTTGGCATCAGTAAAGTGCGCTGGTCCCAATAGTCCTGAAATGTGTGCTTAAATGCTCGTTTACCCTCAGCCTTGGCGTCAGAAAACAAATTCTTGCAGTTGGCTAGCACCTCGTCATACTCTATATCTACCAACACAGGGTATTCGCGATGTTGCCTCTCTGCCTCCCAATTGACGTCAGTGTCTATTCTATTCATCAACACATTGAGTTCGAATATAGTAGTCAGCTCAAGCCCACGACACCCATGCATTTGCTTTGCAAATATTCCCTCTGCCTTAAGCCATTCTGGTTTGATGCCGTTGTAGTGTAATATCATGTTTATGAGCATGTTCTTTGTCTCACGTGGTGCAGACTTAAAGAAAACCCAGAATGTTAAATGAGTGGCTTCGAGCTTAGATGCCTTGTCGAGTGCTTCGGCCAGAATTGC